GGTAGCCCGCAGAAGATTTCTGAGCATCTTGGGGTCACGGTCAGGAATGTCTACCAGAGGCGCAACAGTCTTGAAAAGAAGTACGGCATCAGTCTGCTTTCTTTTAATGCCAAGCAGTTTTCCATGACCAATGTTGTCCACGAGCAGAAAGCCTATGTAGAACTTGCGGACGGGATTATTGTAGTTTTTAGCGATGCTCATTATTGGCCTGGGCCAGCAACCGTAGCTCATAAAGCACTATTAGAAGTTCTCAAGAATTTGCCTGTAGATATTGTGGTGGCAAATGGCGATGTGTTTGACGGAGCCAGAGTATCGCGGCATGACGCACTTTACCGACACGAAACACCCAGTCCAAAAGAAGAAGTCGAGGCTTGCCAGCTAAGAATGGGCGAGATAGAAAACGCGGCCAAAAATGCCAAAAAAATCTGGACTTATGGCAACCACGACACAAGGTTATGGCGGTACATCCGAACCAACGCCCCAGAAGTCTCTGGGATGCCAAACACAGACCTTTATGACTTCTTCCCTGGTTGGCACACCTGCTATGCGGTAGATGTGAACGGCAACACGCTTATAAAACATCGTTGGCATAACGGAATACACGCGACCTATAACAACGCTCTTAAAGGCGGTGTCAATGTTGTAACTGGGCATCTACATAGGCTCCAAATAAGTGCCTGGGGCAATTACCTTGGGCGGCACTATGGCGTGGACACAGGTACGCTGGCAGAACCCGATGGCCCGCAATTTTTATATCTAGAACACAATCCCGTCCCGTGGGCTTCTGGCTTTGCGGTGCTGACATACAGGAATGGCGTACTGCTGCCCCCAGAGCTTTGCGAGGTTGTAAACGGAGAGGCGTTTTTCAGGTCTTGCAAAATAGCGTGAACTTTTTCTAATCTGTGGTATCCTATAAGGGTCGGAAGTGACGCTCCGGTATTTAGACAAGGAACCCAAGAACCTCTAAGTGAGGCTTGTACGCACACCATCCTTGTCTGGGTGCTGGCCTGTCAAGCCCAAGTCTCACTTAGGGGTTTTTTTTCGTCTGCGCGAAACGCCAGCGTATTGAAGAAGGCGGGGATGGGATAGAGGCCGCAGAATAAGTAGCTGCGGAGACCAGGGTCGACACCTGCTATATCCGTCTAGTCGTGGGTAAGGCCACCTAGAGTACCGTTATTACGGGATACATCTCCTTACAGGTCTGGCAAAACGCAAGTTTTGCTAGTTGGTCGTTCTATTGTCTTTAGGAGATTGACATGGCAGACGATGTTTACTCAAACCCTGGCACTAAAGGTTTCGATGTGTTTATTAGTGACTACAACAGAATCGTGATTGCTCAAGACAATCTTGATGATGTCTGGGAGTCTATTATGTTAAACAAAGAAGAGGCTGTAGAGCTTGCTGGCTATCTTCTAAAGTTGGCTAAAAAGTTGAAGTAGCTATGGACGAGTTGATAAGAGTCTCTAAGGAAGTCTTAAGTTACTTAAACAGTCAGCGCGGTATGCTTGTTGGCGACTATGCCTACGATCTTGCTAAAGCTATATCTAGGGCTGAAAGCGAATTAAAAGGAGAAAAGAATGAACAAGTACGAAACTAGATTTACAAATAACTGCCCGACAAATGGTTTAACAATAAGCTACCATTTAGTCATCGAGCATGACCGCAAGATACTTGTGGAGGATCTAACCAAGTTTCTAAATGAGATGATGCCGACTTATCACGAGACGATTGCAGATAAGCTCGTAGAGCGATTTGGTGGCAAACAGACATTGCGGGCCTTGCATCACGGAGTTTTAATCACTACGGAGAGAGAAAGATGGTTTACATCTACATTGCATCCCTAACCCTTGCTAATCTTCTGGTCGCCTGGTTGGGGCCTTGGTTTAGCCCTATAAACGCCTTTGTGCTGATAGGGCTGGATCTTTCCCTGCGGGATAAGCTGCATGACCGCTGGCAGGGTAAAAACCTACCAGTACGGATGGGCGCAATGATCCTGGCTGCTGGCGTTCTTTCGTATTTGATAAACCAAGACGCAGGGATGATTGCTATAGCCTCTGTGACTGCGTTTGTCTTGTCTCAGCTTACAGATTCCGCGATCTACCAAAAATTGCGCGGTAAGAGCTGGAAGGTGCGGGCCAACGGTTCAAACATCGGTGGGGCGGCTGTGGATTCATTAGTGTTTCCCCTAATAGCCTTTGGTGGTTTCTTGCCTCACATTGTGCTTATGCAATTTGCGGCAAAAGTCGCGGGTGGATACTTCTGGAGCATTATTCTTGATTCACTATCACGGAACACCAATCACGCCAAGGCATAAACTGTTAGAGATGCAAGGGAGGCACTTCTGTGTTTCCTTTGCTGACCCCAGAGACCTAGAGACTGTTCTGCAAATCGGTCAGTCGGTGATGATGGACAACGGAGCCTTTACCGCATTTACTAAAGGCAAGCCTATGAACAAGGCTGGATTTCTAGCTTGGTGCGAAGAGTATTTGATGGCTCCGCATTGGGCAGTTATTCCAGATGTCATAGGTGGCTCAGAAGAAGATCAAAAAATGAGCCTAAAAGAGTGGCATTTTCCCAACTATCTTTCTGCTCCTGTCTGGCATTTAAACCTTTCAATAGACTATTTACTATTCCTTGCGGACAATTACGAAAGGATATGTTTAGGGTCTGCGGGTGAGTTCTGGCAGCTTGGAACAAGAAAATGGGAGCAGAGAATGGATCAGGCTTTCGATGCGCTATCTAAGAGGCGACACCTGCCTTGGATACACGGGATGCGGATGTTAGCCCAAGCGGACAAGAGATGGCCTTTAGCCTCTGCGGACTCTAGTAATGTAGCTCGCAATCACAACACACTCAAAGTAGAGCCAGAGGTTATGGCCCAGAGAATAGATGCAGTCCAAACCCCGAGGAGATTTATACCAAACCCACAAATGGAGGTGTTTTAATGGAGGAATTTCAGCAGTTCTGGGAAGCCTACCCCAGGAAGGTAAACAAGGCACAGGCGAGGAAGGCGTGGAATCAGGTCAGTCTGGTCAGACCCGACTTAGAAACGCTTTTACAAGCCCTAGATAAACAAAAGACGCAGGAGCAATGGCAGAACCCTATCTACATCCCACACGCGGCTACTTGGCTTCGGAATGAGCGATGGGAAGATGAGGTTTACGAGGCTCCCAAAAAGGCTCCCGTTTTATCCTTTGCGGAACGAGACGAGATGCTAAAAAGGCAGAGGTGGGAAGAGATGACTGGCAGAAAGTGGCCCGAGCCAGGAGAGAGAAGGTTACAACTCCTATGAAGCTCGAGATCATAGATGCTCTGTGGAACAAGATGCTGGTTGTTTATGGCCAGGAATGGACTCGGAAGTTCGATGGTATGCCTTTAGACGAGGTTAAGGGTGCGTGGGCAGATGAGCTTAGAGGCTATACCGTAGAGCAGATCAAGTACGGGTTATCCATGCTAGGCGAGAGACCACCCAACCTTATACAGTTCAAAGACCTGTGCAAGAAGGCTCCGACCTACTTTGACCAACCACAACTAAGTTACAGACCAATGCCAAGCGAGGAGAAGCTGGCTAAATTTCGGAGGGCTTATGCGGACTAGTTGGGACAAAATGCCGCTTGGCAAGAAAAAAACAGAGTTTGTAAAGTGGCTTATGCAAAAGCATAAAGTTTCGCTAGAAGACGCAAAACTAGCCTGTCACAAGAAGTTTTATAAAGAGGAGCAGCGCGAAATGCGGCAAGCATATAGGAGGGAATATGAAGCGTGATACAGAAGTAGAAGCAGTCATCACTCGAAGTATGTCTGCGGCTGAGATTATGGATCTCACAGGCCACAACAAGGGCAGTCTTTACGCAATTTTGGATAGGCTAATCCGTGAAAACAAGATCAAGAAAAAAGGTCTCCGATACTGCCCAACTGGGTATTCTGACCAGCCCATTGCCAACGGAAGAGATGAATACTTCTGTGCAGACCCCTTCAATCTGTCTGGACTGCGAAAGTCGAGGGGTATTCAATCTAAACTGCGAAAAATGCAGACTAAGAATACTCCTTGCGGAACGATGCAAGGTCTTGCGGCAACAGATAAAAGAGACTACAGAAAGGTACGGTGGGGTTGATGGAGACTGGAAAACCAACAATTGTGGCTGTGAAAGACGCTGTGAACGACAAGCAAATCGGAGGAACTCACTATAAGCGTCTTGTCATCCAGCCTTGGGACTATGTTCTGGCTAACGGAATCGGTTACTGCGAAGGCTCTGCGATAAAGTATTTATCCAGATGGAAGGATAAGGGCGGTATACAAGACCTCTATAAAGCAAAGCACTTCATAGACAAGCTAATAGAACACGAGGAGAGCAAGAATTTACCGCAATCCTAAGTTACTAAAAGCCGTTGCCTCTCTGCCCTGCCAAGAGTGCGGTCGAGAAGGCACACAAGCGGCTCATGCCAACTGGAGTTGGTCTGGCAAGGGTATGGGTATAAAAGCCCACGATTGCTATGTTGCGGCTCTCTGTCCCGAGTGCCATTACATTTTAGATCAGGGCAAAGACCTGCAAAAGTGGCAGAGAGAAGAGATGTGGCTGCGGGCGTGGAGAAAAACAATATACGAGCTATTCGAGAGGGGACTTATAGATGTACGAACCAAAAAAACGATGGAGGAAATGTAATGGCTGTGCAGGAAGAATTCAGTTTGAGCCAAGAAGATTTTATTGCCAGTCCTGCCACAAAAGAATCTTTGGCAAACCCTGGAAGAAACCCGTTCCTAATAGACGAGCCGACAGTCATCAGCTTTAGTGGTGGACGAACTTCTGCCTATATGCTCTGGAGGGTCTTAGAGGCCAACCAAGGGCTACCAGAAGGGGCTATTGTCTGCTTTGCCAACACGGGTAAAGAGGAAGAAGCCACACTAGAGTTTGTGCGGGACTGTGAGCAGAACTGGGGCGTGGAGATACATTGGCTGGAGTACAGATACGCAGAAGAAACTAAAGACCGTTGGCGCAGGGTTACATTTGAAACCGCAAGTAGAAACGGTGAGCCTTTTTTTGAGTTAATAGACCAAAACGGTTCTCCATATCTTCCAAACCCTGTAGCTAGAATTTGTACCGCAAAATTAAAAATCCGTGTCATCCACGCCTATCTCAAGCATCTTGGGTGGGAACATAATGAAAACATGGATTGGGTCGGCATTAGGGCCGATGAGATGAGAAGGGCGGCAAAGATAGATAGGGAAAGAACACCACTAGTAACGGCTGGCGTTACTAAAGAAGATGTTGGTAAGTTTTGGGCTGCACAGTCGTTCGATCTTAAGTTGCCAAATATGAACGGTGTAACAATGCATGGCAACTGCGACCTATGTTTTCTAAAGCCAACCCATCAAATTATTAGCTTGATAAAAGAAAAGCCTAGCCGCGCAGACTGGTGGATAAAAATGGAGAAACACGCGCAATCA